TTGTATGATAACATGGAAATTTTTAATCAAGATCCAGATACTTTAGAAGTAGGAAACCATATCAGATCATATGAATTATTACATAATCAAGGAGGTACAACAGAGGATGATGATATTGGATATCGAATATTTTATAATGAAGTTAATGAAGATAGAAATCATCCAGACTCTCCCATACAAGAATTTACGGCATTAGAATATGATAATGAAGTTGAGATGTGGGATGAAATGCTTCTTGGTAACCATGCTGAGCATGCTTTAGGGAAATATTATGTTGAACATCCTGATGAGTGGAAGTGGGATGTTTTTCCTGTTAAAAATGAGACTAATTTTGAATTTGATTTCTCATACCAGCCTGTTCAGCCAGAAATATTTCCTTATAATGGTGAAAGATATGATTTCATGGGACCAGAATGTAGAGGTGTTGGTTTCACAAAGTATTTTGTGAAACAATATGGTAGTTATCAGTTTAATGAATATTATTTGGAAAATATAGATAAATATAACTTACCTAACTTAGGAGAGACAGCTTATAAGGTAGCAGTACCTGACCCACCTCTTATTCAAAAGGATTTTTGGAAATACACACGTGAATTAAAGACAAACATAGATCAACAGTGTTTAGTGTTGGCTTCACAATATTATCTTAGATTTTTGAAAGAATTTATTGTTCCAGTTACTTTAGCAACTGATATTACAAAGGATGTTAACAATGATGCAAGTACTGGATTTCCAACAAAAAATTTCTGTACAAATAAGAAAACATACGTAGATAAATATATGAATTATTATTATATGTTTGAGTCCATGGTTTTTAGTGGACATAATCCATCAATATTATTTGATACATTAGGTAAAGAAGAAGTCAGACCTTGGGAGAAAAATCCTAGATCCTTCAATTCTGATCAAACAGAAGATTATTTTATACAGTACAGAGTGTTTAGTAATTTGTTAGAGCAATTTAAGAAATTACCATATTTTGTTACTAGAGAGACCAGTGGTTTCTCCCCAAATTATGGAGGATGGGATGATTTATATCGTTTTTGTACACCTAAAGGTTGGACATCAATAGATAATATGGATGGTGAAAAATGGGATTCTTCAATTATTGCTGAATTGATGATAATTGTTATTTGTGCATGGTTACATTTTATAGAATTTCCAGATTATCAAATGAAAGTAAGTTTCTTTCAATGGATGAAAAAGAATGTATTAGAAAAGAAAGAATGTGTAGTTCCTTTAACTCCTGAACAAGCAAAAGAAGCTGATTTTATGAAGCAATGGAAAGCTAGAATAGATACTTGTCCAGATGAAAAATTAAAAGAAAGAATGTTAAATAGATATGAGGCATTGGCAAGAAATTTAGCTATAATAATTGAA